CTCGCCGGCAGAACGCGATCCTCATTGAGCAGAACATGACGACACAACAGAATAAGAATCTCAAGTCACAGGCTAAGACAGACTTTAGTGATGGATATGCTGTCAATGACCTTGAGATCATGCAGACCGCCGCCGCCCTGATGAGTGCGGTCGATGGCAGCAAAGCTGACGCCATGCAGAAGGTCATCGATAGCAGAGCCGGCGCCACCGAGGACGACCAGGTGGCGCTCCAAGAGCTCGATACCTTGAGGGCCAACCGTAACCTCACTTTCGGCGCCATCGCCAAAATGGCCGGCAGACTGAAGAACGGCACGTTGGGAAAATACATCGGTCAGATCAAAGACCAGACAGATGAGACGATGCAAGCTGCGGAGGATGATCTGAAGGGAGAGTTCCAGCCGTCTCTCGGTATTCCCTTGAGCACCCTTAAAGGCGTCAGGCGGGATAACACGATCAAGTATCAGAAGGCGATCCAGTCCCTCACCAGGGCTAGGCGAGCTTTCGAGATGCTGCCGGCGGATGACCCGCTGAAGCAGAAGCTCTTCGATCCCCAGGCGCTGGTCAGCGACATCATCACCCAGACCAAGAGAGATGTCCTCAACGCCAAGAGGGCCAGCCTCAAGACACAGATCGCTCGCATCAACTTCTTGCCGCCAGATCAGAGAACGCCTGACGCCCTCCGCAAGGCTCTCCATGCGAAGACCGGCGGCTTCTACGGCGTCGGTCAATCGTTCCTCTACTCGGCCAGCCAACGTGACGACATCGAGGTCGCCCTCGAGGCGATGGAGCGGCTGACAGCTCTCGGGGAGCCGCCGCAATGACCGACAAGCTCAGAGAATACTTTATCGAGAAGGGCAGGGCGAAAGTCACCAACCTCCCCCAGGACACCTTCTTGCGGAAGGATGGGATGGTCGAGGTGGACATCGATGCCCTCGGCGAGAGGAGCCAGATCGGGCCACCGTCTAAAGCGACGCCATCGCCGCCGGTCGAGAAGGAGGGCCCAGGTGTCATTCAACAAGCCATCGATTTCCTGACCGGCACTGGCCGAGCCGTCGTCGGCGGTGTCAGGGACGCAGCTCAAGGAGCGATCGGCATGGGCGCCGATCTTGGCGACACCATGAGAGAGGCCGGCGTTCCATTGCCGTCATACAATACTGAGCGAGGTGAGTTCCTCTCAGCCGAGGAAACCCTCGAGGTGAGAGCTGCCAACCGCCGGCTTGGCGATGACGCCGTCCCGACGCTGCCCGACTTCGAGGAAAAGAGCACCGGCGTCGAGGCCTTCGGTCGCGGCGTGATTGCCTTCTTTGCGCCGTTCATTGCCGGCGGTGGCCTCAAGGGCGCCACCGCCCTGTTAAGGATTGTGAACGCCACCAGGGCCGGCGCCGTTGCAGACCTCCTGTTTGATCCCAACGACGGCACGATGGTCTTTATGCTGAAAGAATTTGAGAAGCAGTTTGGTTTTGACATCATGCCTGATGTCTTCGACTTCTTCGACAGCAAGACAGAGGATGACGCCACCGGCACCGAGCGTCTCAAGCAGCGGTTCCTCCAGGCCGGTGAGGGCGCCATCCTGGGCGTCGTCATCGATGGCATTATCGAGGGCTTCGGCGTTATCAAGCGGAACCCCGAACTGCGGGAACGCGCCCTCGAGACGCTCAAGGATTTGCTCACTGATGAGAGCGGTGTTGTGAAGGGCGATGATGTTCTTGGTGTCGGCGCTATTACAGAAATGCCTAACGTTCCGCGTGTATTCGATAACCCAGATGTGCGAGGTCGATCGGAGGCCACTCCTCTTAGCCTCTCCGTTGGTCAGACGACGCAAGGCGTTGCAGTTCCCATCTCCAGGGTTGAGCCCGAAGCGCAATCCCCGGCAATGGTGAAGGCGATCGAGGAGAGCGACTTCCCGACTGTCATTCGCCAGGCCGCGACCGAAGAGCAAATCCGACTTACACAGAAAGCATCTCGCGGCCTTGCTAAATTGCCGGTTCAGCTTGAGAAGGGCGATGTTAATGTTCCGCGAGTATACTCTGAGAGCTTTGGCTCGAGGTTGGATGAAGACGGGCGGAAGTTTATGTCATGGGTGAACAACAACCCGAAAGGCAAGTTCCTTCATAAGAACGGCAAGACCAACGCATCGATCGATTTCTCGACGACTTGTGCGCGGCGATCGTGCAGCGTCGGCGGATGCCTCTATTGTTATGTCGATGCACCGAGGGTTATCAATAAGCTGGGCAAGGAAGCCGAGGAAGCCGGCGGATCGATCCTCGACACCGGCCTTGGCCGAGCCCAGGCTAAGACCGATCGCCTCGAGCATAACTTCGATCCCGAGGTTTTCGCGAGAATGCCGCCCTCGGTCATCAATGCTTTCAATATGGATGGCGGGTTGCGGATGTATTCATTCGGCGACTATCGGCCTGACGTTGACCGTGAGAATGTCCAGGCTACGCTGGATGCCGCCTTAGAACGGGGCTTGTGGATCAAGGCAATAACCAAAGATAAAGACTTTGTCGAAATCTTCGGCGACCATCCAGCCTTGAGGATTAACATTTCCATCGACAGCGTTCCGACATCGGTGTCCAATTCCTGGTCACTCGATGAGGCCATCGCCGCCAAGCTACGGTATCCAAACTTGCGGGTGCGCTCCGTTGCGTTGAATGCTGAAGAGATCGATGCCCAGGCTGCGATGAAGATGCCAGATGGTTCGCCGTTGGTTGATGTTATTACTCTCTATCATGGCGCCTCTAACTTTACGCCGTCTGGTGTTCGCACCGGCAAGCTGTCCAAGTTGATCCTCGCCAAGATGAACGATCCTGAGTTCACGCCGCCCGAGGCGAAAGAGAAAATCCTCGAGCAGTTTGGCGGAGAGCAGGGCCTCGAGGATTATCTCGACACCTGGCAGAACATGGGGCCGAAGAACAAAGAACACATCCGCGCCAGAGAAACTTACAAGGGCAGGGTATGCTGCACCAACGCCAAGTGCGCCAGCGATCCCGACACCAAGTGCGGCTTTGGAGTTGGCTCTGTGGCCCAGGTCAAGACCATCGGTTTCCTCCTCGGCTTCGGCGCGGCGGCACATCCCGGCTTGCCAGAACCAGTGAGCGAAATAGAGGCAGGTAATGGTTGAAGAGATTATCCCCGGTGTAGAAACTGCCGCCGGCGCCGCGACCGATGGCGTCGTCGCCTCTGTCGATTCCGAAGCTCTGCCGGCTGCGGTCGCGGGCGAGGGCCAGGCCGAGCTCTTCGAGAACGCCTCCGACCTCGAGCCGGTGCAAGAAGGCCCAGTCCCTGTCGGGACAGGCCAAGGCCCCGAGGTTGCTGACGGCCAGAACGTCGAACCCTTCCCCATCGATGGCGAGCCGATCCCGGTCACGACCGAGGAAGGCGATGAGCCGGTCGAGATAGCCGGCGCCACCAGGGAGCTGCTCAAGGCAGCGACCAAAGCACTCAAGGGTGAGGAGGGTTCCGCCGCCGGCAGTGCTCGCGTCACTACCCAGGTCGAGCAGCTCGGCGATCAGCTGATCATCACCCACGCCGATGAGCAGACAGCTCGCCGCTTCAATGCGATCTTCGATCTCCCTGCCGATCAGAGGGTTCCCCTTCTCAAGCCCAACCTGGGAACATTGGGAACCAAGAGCCTCGATGATGTGACCGCCGGCTACGTCGATGCGCTCAATATCATCTTCGAGGAAGAGGCCAGGAAGATGCGTCGCGGCACGGTGTCGATGGATGACATGGCTGCTACCGCCATGCGGAACGGTTTCGATGAGGCCTTCCTCGAGGTCATGGGCCGCAGGGTTGGCGACGACATCGGCCCCGAAAAACTCTTCAAGGCGATGTGGGTCTTCCAGCATACGGCGATGGCTCTCGATGACATCGCCATGCAAGCCAGGATCACTGGCTCACCAGAAGACAAGGCCGCATTCCTTCAGATGCTGACGATTGCCGGCAGGGTCACGATCAACGCCGGCGCTATGGCGTCGGAAACCGGCCGCACGATGGCTGTTCTCTCCAACGCCTCGAAGTCTGGCGCCCTCAACGACATCGAGCGGCTGTCTAATCTTCCCGATCTGCTCGAGCGGTTCGGCGTCAGCGAGGATACGGTGGACGATGCCCTCGCTGCCTATACTGCGCTGCCCAAGTCTACGATGAGGAAACGGATGGGCCGCAATATGTTCCAGAAGGGGATGGATGTCTGGGCGGAGCTCTACATCAACGCGCTGCTGTCGAGTCCCGTCACCCATATGATCAACATCACATCGAACCTGATCTTCGGAATGTTCCAGCTCCCCGAGCGAGCTCTCGCCGGCGTCATCGGTACGCTCCGCACCGGGAGCCAGGTGGCGGCGAAGAAAGCGGCGAAGAGGTTCTTGAAGACCAACATCTTGCAGGGCTTCGATCCTAACGATCGGGTGTTCATGGGAGAGATGACGGCGATGCTGGCCTCACGCCACCAGGGCCTGACCGACGCCATGATCGCAGCCAAGAGAGGCGCCCTCAAGGAGCAAGAAACCTTCGGCGCCATGTCGAAGATCGATACCAGGGAACGTCGCGCCATCTCGACCGACTATCTCAACTTCGATCCCGAGAGCGTCATCGGCAAGTCGGTGAACACCATCGGCATTATAACCAGGTTCCTGGGCTCGCGTCTTCTGCTGGCCGAGGATGAGTTTGCCAAGGGCATCGCCTACCAGGCGGAGCTGTACGCCCAGGCCCATCGAAGGATGGCAGCTCTCACTGCCGAGGGGATGGACGCAGACAAGGTTGCCCAGGAGGGCGCCGCGATCCTGGCCGGCAGAGACGCCGCCTCTGTCAGGACAGCTCAAGAAGGAGCGCAGCGGCTTACCTTCCAGGGCGACCTGGGCAAGTTCGCTGGCAAGTTCAACTCGATCATGGCCCACCCAATGGCGAAAATACTGGTGCCATTCTATAAGACGCCGACCAACATCATCAAGGAGACGCTGATCAGGACGCCGCTCGGGATCGTCACGCCGACCGGCTTCTGGAAAGACCTCAGGCGAGGCGGCGCCGAAGCCGACCTGGCGCTCAGTAGGATGACGATGGGCTCGACCATCTTTGCGACCATCGCGATGTGGGGAGCCGGCGATGAAAGTTCCCCGTTCATTCTGACCGGCGCCGGCCCCGAAGATAAGAACGCCGCCGCAGCATGGGAGCGGCTGGAGCTGAAACCGCATAGCCTGGCCTGGCGCCAGGAGGACGGCACCTATGAGAGCTTCGACTACTCTCGCCTGGCGCCGATCTCTGGCATCCTGGCGATGGCATCTGACTACGCTCAATACTCTCAGTATGAGGGAGATGATGAGAAGAACCTCGGCGACCTGGCCGTGATCTCTGCCCTCGGGATGTACGATGTTGTGAAGGACTTGCCGATGATGCAGGGCCTCTTCGACATCGTTGAACTGGTCGGCTCCGAATACAAAGGAAACAGGGAGGCCGTCGAGGCTACCCTCGAAGCGATCTCGAAGCGCCTCACCGGCGCAGCTCTCACTGCCGTCCCTGGTTTCGCCGGCTCATTGACGGCGACGGTCGAGCGAGTTGTCAACCCCAGGCGATCGGACACCAGCCTGGAGACAGACCAGCTCGAGGGCGGCGCCTGGGCTCGAGGTTTCTACAAGGCGTTGAACATCCTCAAGAGCCGGCATCCTCTTTTCTCCAACGACGTTGGGGTGAAGCTCAATATGTGGGCCGAGGAGATGAGCCAATGCAAGAACGGCCTCTGGTGTTTCTTCTCTCCGATCAGGGTTCTCAGCTCGAAGCACCGAGCTGTCGATGAGGAGATGGTTGATCTCAACCTTGGCCTGGCCGACATCAGCAGAACCCAGAAGGGGATCGAGCTGGGCGTCGAGCAGAAGAACAAGATCATCATCGAGATGAACAGGATCGAGCATCCGAGCACGACACCAGGCGAAACCTGGGTACTGCTTGATGAGCTCAACTGGACGGTCAAGCAAGACTTCTATCGTAGGAACCAGGACGGCACCGACCGAGGCAAAGGCGAGAAGCTGGATATGTTGAGAAGTATTCGGAACGGTTATCTTGAAGAAGCGAGGGATACAATCTTTGGAAGAAGCAGCGACCTACAGTCAAAGGTAAGAATAAGAGAGAGAAACCTCAAGAAATTTGGTAAGGCTCAAGGCGAAAATTAGTGTATAAGGATTAGATTATGGCAGACATACCCATCAATGCAGTCCACCGGCGAGTCCAATATACCAGCGTGGGGTCGGCTGGCCCTTACAGCTTCAGCTTCGCCATCCTCGATGAGGGCGATCTCGCGGTTTATGACGCAACTACGCTGAAAACGCTAACGACTCACTATGAGGTTAGCATCACGCCGGCCACCGGCACAGGATCAATCACCTTCACCGGCGGCAACGAGCCGACCAGCGGCAACATCGTTACCATCATTTCCGATCAGGCCGTCGCCAGGACGACTGATTTCACCACTGCCGGTGATTACCGAGCCGCCGCGATCAACGATGAGCTCGACCGGCTGACAATCATACAGCAGCAGCTCGAGAGCCTGGTGCGTCGAACCCCACAGCTCGCTGTGTTCTCGAATCGCGATGTCTCCGATTCGGGGGCTGGGCCGTTGGCCTTCCCCTACGGATCGACGGCGGCGGCGGTTACCGCACAAGCTGACGCCTTTATTAAGTTCGACGCCCTCGGTACATCATTGGAGACATCCGCGACCGGCGCGGCTCAGAGTCTCGCTGGTGATGGGACCGAGGCATTACCCTACTATTCTTACTCGGCTGACCCAAATTCGGGAGCCTGGAGAGTGGGGGCTGACCAGCTTGGTTGGTCGGTTGGCGGAACCAAGGGCCTCGACCTATCCACCACGGGTCTCACTGTCACCGGGACGCTGACGACTTCTGGCGTTATCTCTCAGGACGACACGACCGACACCTCGTCTACGACAACTGGCTCGATCCATACCGACGGCGGCGTCGGCGTTGCTAAGTCGATCCATGTCGGTACGACCAGTAGATTGGTCGGAAACGTCACGGTAGATGGTGATGTCCTCGTCACGACCGACAGCTCGTCGAGTTTAGGTGCTACGGCGAAGCGTTGGCTCAAACTGTGGGTCGATACAATACAGACGACAGGAAATACAGATGTTGCTGGCGATCTTACAGTTACCGGGAATTTAACTGTTAACGGCACTACTTCGACTGTCGCGACAACGAATACTGTTGTAAAAGACAGTCTGGTCGAATTGGCGAACGGCACTACTGGCTCACCGTCGAACGACGCTGGCATCGTTATAGAACGTGGGTCAGCCAGCAATGCGTTCATGGGCTGGGATGAGAGTGAAGACAAGTTCGCCTTCGTAACCACCACGATGACAGGTGCCGACACCGGCAATCTGGACGATCAAACAGACGCTCAGATCACAGCCGCTGGTGCTACTTTCTCAGGAACCTCCAGTGATCTTGGCACGGTCACGACCATCGACATCAACGGCGGCACAGTCGATGGCGCGGTGGTTGGCGGGGCATCCGCCGCCGCTGTCACGGGGACTACCGTCACTGGTGTTTCGCTGGTAGCCAGCCAAGACCTTGCCTTGGCGACAGGTGCTACGGTGACGGGCATTGATAACGGCGTCATTTCAACAGGTAGTGCTACCCTATTGGCGACTCAAGGAGCGATTGACACCGCCATTAACAGTTCTTCAAAGGCCGCTGGCATCTCGATGACTTGGGAGACTGCGACCACTGATACTGATCAAGGCGTGGGAAAAGTTTGGGCCAATCACGGCACTTTGTCATCAGCGACGGTTCTCTACTTTGACGATGTCGAAAGAAACAGTGTTTCGATTAATGCGCTGATCGACAGCCTAGATGATCCGACAGCCAGCAACTCCGCTACGATTTATATCCAAGAAGCGGGAACAGCTACAGCGGGCGCTGTCTTCGCCGTTTCGGGCAATGTGGTTTCTGCCTCGTCATATTCCAAAGTATCCGTAACACATGTGGCGACTTTCGGCACTTTGTCCGATGGCGATGTGGTCGGAGTAACCTTCGCATTTTCTGGTGATGACGGCGGCGGCATGGCTAATGTCGTTGAGGATACAACCCCTCAACTCGGCGGGTTCCTTGACACGAACTCCAAATTTATAAGCCATTCGCAAGGAGCGGCTATCGCCTCTGTGGCCGGTGACACCGACATTTGGGCCAACTTCGACGGCAACACGGTCCATATAACAGGCACCAATGCCATCACAGATTTCGGCACTCCAAAAAGCGCCGGCGACAGCATGTGGGTAATCTTCGATGGAGCGGCTTCCGTTGTAGATAGTGCCACGATCACTGTGGTCGGCAATGCCAATTTCCAAGCTGCTGCTAACGACATGGCTATCGTCTACGCTTTGACGACTTCGACATTCTTGTTCGTGCCTCTTCCGAATTCTGGATTTCCCACCGGCTCTATTGCAGATGATGCAATAACACTCGCCAAGCTCGCTGCTGGTACTGATGGCGAACTGATCACATGGGATGCTTCAGGTGATCCAGCCGCAGTTGCTGTCGGAACAGCGACTCATGTGCTGACATCAAATGGCGCTGGATCGGCTCCGACTTTCCAAGCCAACAGTGGCAATCTTATCGGCGTCCAAGTGTTCACGGCTGGTGGTACATACACCCGTGCCGCCGGGGTGTCGGATGCGACTATCTTTGTCCGTGCCGGTGGTGGTGCCGGCGGTGCTGCTGCCGGTGCGGGCCAGCCGGGGCATGGTGGCGGCCAAGGCGGCGCGGCATGGGCGTTCGCGGCGGCGGTCAGTTCGACCGAAACCGTGACCATTACATCAGGCGGAAATACCTCCGTCGGAACGCTGGCGGTTGCGACCGGAGGAGGAGCGGGCGGTGGGGGTACTATCGGCGCGGGAGGTGCCGGTACAACAGGCGATCTTCAATTAACTGGAAACGCAGGTAATTGGGGTGATGTTGAAGAAAACGCAGGTGGCAACGGCGGCGGCGAAGGCGGCGGCAAGGGCGGAGTTTCGGGCGGCGCGGGTGTGGCCGGGGTTGATGGTGGTGGCGGTGGTGGTGGTAGTCCCGCAGCCGGGGCTGGTGGCGCTAACTCAACAGGTTATGCTATTATTTGGGAGTATTCATAATGAAAAAGGCACTCGTTCACGGCACCCGGATTTGTGAAGTCCACACCAAGAAAACCCACAAGGTTGTCGCGCCCTTGAGTTGGCAGGATGTGCCGAACAACACGGTGGCGGATAAGGATACATGGGAAAACGGCGCGGTCGTTAAATACAAGCCCCCTGTGTTGTCTTACAGGCAACGCCGCCGCAAAGGGTATGGCCCAATCGGGGATCAGTTAGACATGCAGTATTGGGACAGTGTCAACGGCACCAGTGTCTGGCGCGATCACGTGGCGGCGGTCAAAGCCAAGTATCCGAAGCCGTGATGATCACTCAACCAGATCGCCACGCTTGTCAACTTGAGGTGTTGAAAATCATGAAAGACAGCGAGAACGGATTTTTCAAACTGGTCAGACTATGGCCTGTCTTTCTTGCCATCGTCGCGGTGAGCGGATCGATTTATGTTATGGCTGATCGTGTAGATATTCTTCAGGCGGCGACAACATCACAAGACAGCAAAATTAATACCAACAAAGGATCGATAACTGAACTTGAAAAACAGACGGGCATCATCGAATACCGGCTCCAACGTGTTGACGATACGCTGGCTGAACAGCGCGGCGACATTAAAGAAATTCTAAAGGCTGTGAAGAAGCCGTGATGGAAGAGTTTGTTGCATTTTGTCTAGTTGCATTTTTGGCTGGAGATAGTCAAACCGTTCTCGAACAGCCGTGGCCGAAGTACCATACCGACATAAATATGTGTATGAGTGCGACTGGAGAGCTAGGAGGTAAACTCGCTACAGCATATGCGACTGAGAGCGTGGTCGTGGATATAACATGCGGCTGTCTCGGCAAGGCAGAGGCCCAGCGACTGGGCATCGTTCCCGCCGATGATGAGTCGAATGTGGAGATCAGGGATTAGATCATGCCAAGATTTTCCGCACGTTCAAATAGGAACCTCAAATCAGTTCACCCTGATTTGCAGACACTCTTTCGCATCACCGTCGAGGACTACGATTGCTCGGTGATCTGCGGCCACCGAGATCAAGTAGCACAGGATCAGGCGTACCATGCTGGCTTGTCTCAGGTGCAGTGGCCCGACAGTCTCCACAATAAAGTTCCCAGCTTGGCCGCTGACGTTGTCCCTTGGCCGCTCGATTGGAAAGACCGCGAAAGTTTTTATCACTTTTCTGGTTATGTCCGAGGGGTCGCCCAATGCCTGTTCGACAGTGGCAAGATGAAGTACAGGATCAGGTCGGGCGCGGATTGGGATGGCGACAAGAACCTCCACGATCAGACGTTCATGGACTTGCCTCATTTCGAGTTGATAGGAGTCGAAGATGAAACCACTGATACTTAGCTTCGCGATTCTGGTCGGCGGCTGCGTTCCCCTAGCCGCGATCCCGCCTCTTCTGATCACCGGCGGCGGCATCGCCGTGGACGCTGGCAAGAAGATTGAGAAGCTGGGCCTGTGAAATACAAGGACGGTTACAATTATCAGCTTGTCGAGACTATACGTTTTGATGATACCAACATTACGCCACCAGAAACGATCAAGACAAAGTACATCACGCTGGACAAGACAGGCACTCTCTGGATTAAGGCAGGATACTGTTGGGATGGGAGTTCGGGCGCAAGGGATGAGGGGATAATATTTTCCTCGACGATGGTCGCGAGTTTGGCGCATGACGCACTGTATCAGCTTATGCGGATGGAGCTGCTCAGTCCCGAGTGGAAGACCGACAGCGATATTCTCCTGATCACCTTGCTCGAGCGGTCAGGGGTCTGGCCGTTCCGCCGCTGGTATTTTATGCGAGCCGTGACCTGGTTTGGCGATAGCGCCATCGATCCTGAGAACGCCAAGAAAATTTTCGAGGTAAAATGAAAGGCCCCGCCGAAGCGGGGCCTAACATAACCGTCGAGCGCGCACGAGGCTAGATTATCGAGATCGATCTGGCGAAGCCAGGCCGGTGAGTGATGTAGCCTCGATCAACCAGGGCGATGATCATGCGGTGGACGTTTGACGGCACCGTCTCGCGGATCGCTGCGAGCTCCTTGATCGAGGGACTGTATCCATGCTCATCGATGTAGCTCTTGATGTTGCCGAGCACCTCCGCCTGGCGCAGAGTCAGGCCCTGCTTCCTGATGACGGTGCCGCACATCGGGCAAGTGCTTTCCATCACGCCGCCTCCTTCTTCGCCTGGGCGCCGAGCTTTCTGTTCAGCTTTTTCCGCCAATCGAAGAGCTTCTTCTTGCCGGCGGCGGGGATGGCGTCGAGCCCAACGAGGTTCGCTTGCTCGAATGCCTTCAGCCTGGTCATCTTTTCGCGGCTCGGGATGCCCTCGATCTCCGCCTGGAACTTGAGCTGCTTGAGGTATTCCTCATAAAATTCCTTATCGGAATCGAGATCGTAGTGCTCGAGGCCTCCATCGTGCTCCCCATAGAGGGGGATCGCCAGGTGATAGGCCCCAGGAGAGCCTGTGTCGTCCTCCGAGGCCGATGTTTTCTCCGCCGGGGCCTCGGGTATCGGAGCTTCCTCGACGGCCACAGGCGGTTCACCTAGGGGCTCCGATTCTGGAAAGAGCTCATCAAGGGACTGAGTCGGAGGCTCGGCGCCCTTGATGCCGGCGACCTCGTTCTCATCGAGCCAGCCGAGGCCGCAGATCGACAATGTGACGCGACGCTTCGCCTTGGTCATGGCCTTCGCCATCGCGTTGGCCTTCGCCTCGCCACGCAAGCCGGCGATCATCACCGATCCGATGTCTTCATCCTGGCGACCGGACTTATCCTGGGCGCTGACATGAACGGTGAAGAGGCCATCGACCAGGCTCTTGTCGATGACCTTGATCGAGACGCCGTGGATCGCTCGGAGCTGGTCGGCACAAGTGCGGAGTGCGTACAGCGTGAGCTTCCCGTTGAGCTTGATGTAGTCGAAGGGCTTTGTGAGCGGGTTGAGGCCGACCGACTCGCAGACCTGTTTGTAATATGCGACGCGAGCTGCGGGTTCGAGGTTCGCCAGGTCGCCCTGGATCACCACTTGTTCGAGGACATCGCCGGCGCCCTCGATCTTGGCGAGCTGTTTACTTGTCATGTTTTTTCTCCGTTAGAGTGAACCGGCGGCTGCTGCTCGCCGGCTTGACATCGGTAACCTTCGCAGCCTTTGCTACCAGGTCGGGCGTCAGTTCACCGAGCTCGATCGAAACCATCGCCGGCCTGGCTTTAGCTTCTCTTGTCGTCCAGTTGATTTCATGGTCGGGGAGCTCGATCTTCTCGACGCCGGCCATGATGTTGCAGATCGCGAGTTGCGCTGCCTCCTTCGAGGCCTTGCCATTCTTCTCGACGATCTTCGCCTGGTGATAGTCGTCGGCCAGGTGCATGAGCTGGTCGCGATCGTTGGCATCGAGGGGGCAGTCGTCGTCGATGGTCTTGGTCGTCAGATCGTGGACGCCTGGCCGCTTGTTGCCGGCGACGGTTTTGTTCGCCTCGGTCGTCGTCAGCGGAGGGTAGTCGGTGTCCTCTTCCATATGTTCCCAGAAGATGCAGACGGCATCGGTGATAGCATCGATCATTCCCTGGTGTCGGTTGAAGACAGAGATTGTCCAGTCGCACGACACCCTGTTTAGTTGAGCAAGTATGGCCCACTCAAAGCCAGTGCATTCCATCTGGCCTTGGAGCTGGAGGTGATACCCCATGCCCTCGGGATTGGCTGGCTTGTATGTCGGGCATTTGAAGTCGATGACGCCTTTGCTCTTGAGCTCGTGGACTACGCCGGCATGATCGGTGATCGACCAGCCGTCCTTGGCATCGATAATGCCGTCAAGGCTGGCGACAAGGTTGGTGTTTTTCGAGGGATATCCTTCGATCGCCTCCTCGACCATGATGTAAAAGTCGTCCTCGAACCATCCTCGAATCGCCGGCTCGAATCGGTTGCCGGCCTCCATGATTCGGGAGCTCGGGAAGAGATCGACACCGTCGAGGGCAGCGCGATGCCTGGCGAGGACAGCGTTAGGGGTGGTGCCGAAGGGCAAGAGGAACTCGCCATTGACCGGCGTGATTGCCGGGAGGTCGGACGCACCGGACTCGAATCCGGTCTTGGAAAATTTTGCCATGATTTTAGTCTCCAAAGAAAAGTAAGATGAAGAGGATCGCCGCGAAGGCGTAGCCGGCCACCGCGAGCGATCCCATGAACCAGGTGATCAGGCCTCGCATCGTGCGATAACCTGGCTGACCTGGGTTGCTGTCCAACGACCGCCTCGGGCCGTCTCGCAGTTCTTGCGCTGCTCGAGCTCGCGAGCGATCCCTCGCAGCGTTGTGATCCCGAGCTGTCTGAGGTGCTCGATGATCGGGTAGATTATTTCGGCCCTTTCCTGGGCCTGGCGTGACCGTACAGCGGCGGAAGCAGCCGCCACCTTACGGATGTCCCGCGAACCGAGGTGCTCGCCTCTGGCCTTCTTAGCGGCGAGAGCAGCCTTTGTGCGCTCGGAGATCAGCCGGCGTTCATGCTGTCCGAGGACGGCGTTGACGCCCGAGAGGAGCTCGGCCCCTGTCGGGTTGTCGCAGCATACGATCTCGATGCCGAGCTTCTGCATCGCGAACCAGTGGCCGGCGTCGCGAGTCAGCCGGTCTTGCTTCGAGACGATGATGGCGACCTGGTTCGCCTGGGCGAAAGCGATCGCCGCCTGGAGCTGGGGCCGCGATTCATCGGCGCCCGACTGGACATCGATGAAGGCTTCGACCAGGTCGCCGCCGGCGCCGGCGATGAACCGGCTGATCACATCCATCTGGGCATCGAGGCCGAGCCCCGACTTGCCCTGTTCGCGTGTAGATACACGCTGGTAGCTGATGAATAATGTCATGTCTTCACCTCGACGGTCGTCGCCTTCTTGATGACGGCGTTGAGCTCCTGATGGGCGACGCTGCCGTGGACAGGCTTGCCCTCATCGAGGCGTTGCTGCATCGCGAAGAGAACATCGAGCATTTCTTCGGCGGTGTCCTTGATCAGCTCGACGCGATCGGCGTCGGCTTGCTCCGCCTGGCTGGCGGCATAGTCGGCGTCGCGCTTCGCCTGGCGTTGGTCGATGAACGCCTGGTCAGGCATCTCGCCCTGGTCGATGACGATCTGAACCAGCTCGGCCATGTCGGCGATCTTGTAGGCCTCGACGGTCTTCTCCCAGTCCATCATGCCGGTCGTCTTCCTGGTGTACTTAACGTGCTCGCCGGCCAGGTCGCGGAGAGTGTATTTGTTGCCGCCCCAAGCGTTGGCCGAGAACATCCCGACCAGGGCGCCATCAACGAAGACATCCTGGTTGTAGCGGTTGAGGTTTTTGCTGGGCGTCGAGCTGCGCTTGATCTCGATCGTGACCAGCTTCGAGTTGATGTCGGCGACGACGGCGTCGATCGCTTCCTGGGCGTGATCGCTGGAGATGATCTTGGTGTTCTGATCCTGGTAGTCGCCGCGAGCTTCCTGTTCCACGACCTCGATGTCGTAGTCGCCGAAAGCGATGGCCCAGGCGCCGGCCTCGAATGCGATGAGAGTGTAATATGTTTTGAGGGTAGTCATGTCGTCTCCTTCAGCTCTTGTGAGCTCCTGTGTGGTCAAAGAGAAACCCTCGCCGGCGGGATTGCCGGTCGAGGGCCTGGTCGTGTCGTCTCCAGAGAGGATGATGGGGTCAGGGTGATGTCTACGCTCAATATGTTTTTGTCAGTCACTGTTTTCTTCTCCAGTTAGTTCGTAGTTGATGATGTGCGGACGGTTGACGATGGTCTGCTTCTCCCCGTCCCGCTCGGAAAATTCCTTGATGGTGGCCTTGAACTCGATGGTGTCGCCGACATCAGGGTAGACACAGATGCCGTCCTCGTCGGCTGGCGACATCCAGCCCCAGTAGATGACCAGCGATCCGTCGTCGGCCATGAGCTTGGTCATGTGCCAGCCATCGTTGTTGAAGCCGCCGGGGCCGGAGAGCTTGCCGTCGATGACGGCCTTGATGACCAGCCGGTCGCCGACCTCGCCGTCGAGGTGGCGGCTGTCGCGGACCCGCCGGGCCTTCTCCTTGGCGGCGGCCAACTCGGTGGCGATGGTGTCCCTCGCCTCCATGACCAGCGATCCGGCGAAGTCGATCTGCTTCTCCGACAGGGTGCCGCGCTCCTCGATGGTGCCGAGCATGTTGGCGATGATGCCGTTGTGGTCCTTGACCTCGATCATGCCAGCGATCAGCTCGGGGTGGTCGGCGCGGAAGGCGTCGATGGTGGCGTCACGCTTGGCCTTTATCTTGGCCTCCCGCTTCGCCGCCGCCTTGCCCTTGGCCTCGTCCAGCTTGACGATCTTCTCGGCGGTGTAGACCTTGTGATCGCGGTGGCCCTTGTTGCCGGTGCCGCCGCAGTCGTAGCAAGTCCAGCCGGTGTGACGCCATTGCTCATGGCCCCCAGCTCCCCCGCACCGCCCACAGGTGGCGAGGAGGGTGACCAGACCACGGTCGGCCTTGATGCTGTGGACGCCCTTCACAGGCGTCTCACAGTCATGGTCGTGACGGTGATAGAACTTGGTCACTTGGCACCTCCAGTCATGGTTTCTTGTCTCCGTCTCGTTTGTTTCTCGTTATCTCCCTCTGGGAGATACTCCTTAGATGGAGTATATGTCAAGGGGTCAGCGCAAAATAAATAATTTAATTTTCGGAGGCATCGATGCCCGACCAGATCAAACGGACGACCGTCCGACTTTCCAAAGACCTCGACAAGGCCATCAAGCTGCGGGTTGCGATTGACCGCAAGCCGATGCGGATCATCATCGAGGAGGCGCTCTGGGAGTGGCTCCAGATTAGGGGGCATACTGCGGCCCTCGAGGATCGCATCGAGCGGCTCACCAATGCAGCCGGCCAGCAATGAGCGGCGTCATATGCGGGATCGATCCCGGCATCTCGGGAGGGATTGCTTTTCTCAACACTGAGGGCCTGGCGATGTGGTCGGACGATCTGCCGACCTACTCCGAGATCGCCGGCGGCAAGAGCTGGCTCGACGGCACCGCGATCGGCGCCATGATCCAGAACATGAACCCTGATGTCGCCGTCGTTGAGCGGGTCAGCTCGCGGCCTGGTCAGGGTCTGTCATCGACGTTCCGTTTCGGGATGGCCTTCGGCGTTTGCGTCGGATGCCTCACGGCCCTCCAGGTGCCGATCCATTTCATCACGCCAGGGAAGTGGAAGGTGCAGATCGGTCTGCCGGCGCCGCCGGCGTATCTCACAAAGAGCCAGGCGGCATCGTTCCGAAAGACCGTCGCCCTCGACCTGGCTCGAGAGCTCTACCCCTCGGCGTCGGCTGACTGGGAGTGGGTCAAGGATCACAACCGGGCGGAAGCGGCACTGCTGGCTCACTGGGGGATGAAACATGGGCTGGGGGCAATATATGACGGGGCAATGCAAGATGTGCAACGGCGGCGGTGAGATCACGAGGCCGAAGCGGAGGGCCTCTCGGAAGATCATCCGCCGGTGGCGTGATCTCGAGGGGAACCTGAGAGAGAGTGAAGTCGAGGTCGTCACGTTGCTGGGAGGCACCGACGCCTGTCTGAAATGTACACGGGAAGCGGAAACGGAGTGGAGGTTTAGAGATGAAGATAAGGGAACAGCTCCAGGCGGAGCTCAGTGATCTCGAGCACCGGCTCGACCTGGCGGAGCACAATGACAGCCTCGGTATGGCATCGACCATCAGCTCGCTGTACGGCCAGGTGAGAGAGAAGCAGAGAGAGATTGAGCTGCTAGAAGAAGAAGAGCGCCAGGCGGAGGACGACCAGGGGCAGTTTGGCGTCGGATCATGAAGGTTGCCATCCCAGATAATTGGATGGCGACGATTCGGAAGCTCGGCGCCGAGCGCCACAAGCTCCACCAGGGTCACGACACCTCGAGGCCTCTCTCTGAATTGTATGCCGCCTTAGACAATGAGGTCATCGGCCTGGCTGGCGAATATGCATTCAGTTCTGTCTTCGCCCTGATGCCCGATTGGGAGGTGCGACCTGGCGGCGACAACGGCATCGATTTTAATGTCGGCGCCGGCACACTCGATGTGAAGACGGCGAGGAAGCCTTTCAACCTGATCGTCGAGGTCGGGACGACGCCAGCCGATATTCTGGTGCTCGCCGGCTGGGACGACAAGACGACGACGGTCGAGTTGATCGGATGGGAAACGAGGGCGAAAATATTAATGGCGCCTCGGAAGGACTTCGGCTACGGCATCACCAACCATTACATCGAGGCGGCGAGCTTGAGAAAGATGGCGATCTTATATGATCATGTCGAGAAGTGGAGGCGAGCCTCTTGAGCGTTAAGCTGATCAACCGGGTCGTGAAGACCTCGCCGGCATTCGGCGCCGACCGCTTGGCGCTGATCGTGCTCGCTCACCTGGCGGATGCCGATGGGATGATCCAGATCAGCTACACCGATCTCGCTCCGATGCTGAACGTCGCCAGGCGGAATTGCATCAAGACGATCCTCCGCCTGGTCGAGGACGATCACGTCGAGGCGATCGAGGTGAGCACCTCGCCGGCTGGAAATAAATACCGCCTGGCTAGTGACGCTGCCATCACTAGAGCTAGTGACGCCGGCGACACCTCGAGCCCTCCAGCTAGTGACGTCGGCATCACTAGTAAACGTGTAGCTAGTGACGTCGGCATCACTAGCGATCCCCCCATGACGGGGGAGAGTAAGATGGTAGTAGATATATATAGCTGTAGAGCCCCCCCTTTATCCCCCCCAAAGAAATCAAACGGAAAAGCAAAACGCAAAAGCTCCCTCCCCGAAACCTGGTCGCCGAATGCCAAGGCAATCGAGATCGCAACAACCGAAGGATATGACCATGAAGAAATCAAAACCATCCAAGCCGACTTCGAAGATCACGCCGCCGCATCTGGTCGCAAGCAACTCGACTGGGATCGTGCCTTCTACACCTGGATCAGATCAGGCATCACCAGGTCGAGCATCAACCAGCGTCGTCGCGGTCAACAATCTCAGCCGGGACAGCGAAGCTCGCAAGATGCTGACGCCATCGATCGGGCGCTCGCTCGAAGAGGTCTTCAGCCCTGAGTGGGACACCATCGGTTTCGAGATCACCGAGCCGGTCCCAATCGAGCATCTCCACGAGAGCCGCATCGCAATCCTATCGATCTGCAAGCCGGCGCCAGATGAGATGATCATCGCCGGCCTTGCAAAGCTCCGGGCCCTCACCTCATCGAGAGCTCGTGACGATCGATCGACAGATATCCAGATCGAAGCCTACATCGAGGAGCTCAAAGCATGGCCGGCTGACGCCGTCGTCCAGGCCCTCAATGATGCACCGTCCAGGTCGAAGTGGTTCCCGACCTGGTATGAGCTCGAGGAGCAGCTCAAGTATCTCACGACCGACCGACGCCTCATTGTCGCAGCAATCGATCGACGCATAGCCAGGCTCGAGAAAACGACTTCGGTCCAGGGCCTCATCAAAGGAGCTTTAAAATGACAGACCAACCTAACTTCGGAAAAACGCACGGCGGTCAACCGTCATGGTTCGCTCGAGTCCCGACAGCCGCAGTCCGAGATCAATCACTCACGCCGGCAGAGTTCAGAGTCCTCGCCGCAATCTGCGCTTACGCCAACAACCAGGGATTCGCCTGGCCGAATCAATCAACCATCATCGAAGACATTGGCACTAGCCAGAACACAATCGATCGGGCAATGCGGAAGCTCAAGAAGAAGAAATA